AAGGATACGACGATACCAGCCATTCCACTCTGCCTTAGTGGCACTTTTCATCATGGATGCAATGATATCTCTGGCAGTATTACCGGTAACGTTGCGACTAACGAAGCCAGTAAGAGTGAGAGTAAAACTATCCCAAGGCAAGCCAGTACCATCTTCATCTGTTTTCTCCGGTATTTGTTTAAGTCCAAAAGTAATCATAGGATCTAGTGCAAGGCGGCATCCTTCGAAGAACTCAGAATTGCCTGCTTCGGCTTGGGCTAGAATAATAGCTTCTTTGTTCAAACGACTAGGATGATCTTCTAAAGAACTAATAACTGAATAGCAAGGATCGCTCATTTTGACTCCACTGATTAACTGTACAAGTGTATATTATACAGAGTAATTATCAGTAAGTCAAGTGTGTTGATGTCTTAAATGGCTTGCCTAAATAGGCATTTTCTAATTGGCGCATAATTAAATTTTTCATTCTGCGTATAATTGGATGATTGTGATTCCAATCAAATGCTTTTAAATAGTCGCACCATGTAGCAGTTTTATGTTTTCGACAATGATTGGAATCTAAATACTTGCCAATTTGGCTAGGATCATAGCCAAACCGATCAATTAACTCGCAGGCTATATTGAATGCATGTGCACCCATTTCGTCTCTATCGCCGTAATATTCTTGTTTTTTACGATCTTTAGTTAGTTCTGCTGTACTTTGGTAACCAGGCAATGGTTTAAAATTTCTAGCACGAAATTGGCGCATATGAACCATTTCATGCAATACAACATCTGCAAATCTAATAGCCATTCGTTTAAATCGATAGTCGGTTAGTTTTAATTTCTTATCGTCTGGATTGTAATTAAAGTTTACTTCGATAGCAGGTTTACACTTTTTATCTAAATTACTGTAGTAAACTCCGCCTAAGAATACAAATCCTTTAGTTGTTGGTGCATAGAAACACTTTTTAAGTTTAATAGGCAGATATGCTTTAATGTGTTTATTGATGCGTTTTTGTATTTGTCCAGGAGACAAGTCTTTTCCTACGATTTCGCCAGCGAGCGAATAGAACATAGAGTACAGGTTACTGCGAGTAAGTTCGGACCAGTCAAATGGTAGTTGGGCCATAGTACACTCCTAGACATAGCTATTTATAGTATACTACGGGTTCCAATTATATACGCACTTTATGGGCGTTTTGTTAAGTTCTGCGGGTAACTATTTCGTCAACCAAGCCAAAATCTAATGCTTCTTGTGCACTCATAAAGTTATCCCGTTCCATTGCTTGATAAAACTCTTCAAATGTTTTACCCTTGCTGTTATGATTTACATAGATTTGGGTAAGAACTTGCTTCATTTTTAGGATCTCTTTTACTTGGATTTCCATGTCTGTAGCCTGTCCACCCGCACCTCCTGAGGGCTGATGGATCATGTGACGAGCATTAGGTAGAATCTTGCGTTTGCCAGGAGCGCCAGCAGTGGCGAGTAAACTACCCATTGAGCAAGCCTGTCCCATAACGATGGTTTGGATATCGGGTTTGATGAACTGCATAGTGTCGTAAATTGCCATGCCAGCGGTAACAACACCGCCAGGGCTATTAATAAAAAAGTGAATATCTTCATTACCTTGACTTTCTAAAAATAATAGTTGAGCAACAAGTAAACTAGCACTATGTTCATTTACATCCGTATCTAACATGACAATACGATCTTTAAGCAAACGACTGTAAATGTCATAACTACGTTCTCCGCGAGCTTCTTGCTCAATTACCATTGGTACCAAATTTGGCATTATTTTACTTCCTCATAAGTTTGTTCAAAAATATCTGGTTTGCAAGCATAAAACTCGCCCTGAACACCTTTAATTATCCAGTCGCCTTCGGTAGCAACGTGTTTTACAGTCAAGTGTACACCGTCTTCAAGTGTGCCAATTTCTGCTTCTGCTAATGCACCAGGATGCCGTTCTTTATAAACGTTTCCCAATGCATTGCCGCAAAAAGATTTAAGAGCAACCATTCCCTGTTCGTTGTAGATAAAACGAACAGCTTCGATTACTACTGGTTTTTTTCTAAATTTCATGCTACTAAATTTTAATTATTAAGAGTTATTTGTCCAACTACAGCACCTGGCTTTTGTAATGCAGCATCTCGACGAGCTCGATACTCTGCATTATCTACAGGCAATAATTGGAATTGACTAGAGCTGACGGGCGTTACTACACTAACCTTATCCGATTTAGTAGGAGCAATTTGTTCATTAGGTGAAAGACTTTGAGGAGCAGGGATTGGAGTTACTGTAACTTGATCACCGTCTAGATCTTTAAACGCCTTCTCTTCTCGAGTCATTGCAGACTCTTTTTGTCGTTGTATTTCCTTACCGCTTTTAAGTACATTAGCATCACCGGTGGGTAGTACAATTAGTACAAATGATCGGAATCGATTTCCTTCGGCAATATGTTTAACTTCTCGAACTTCTACGCCGAGTAAGTTAACTTCACGACATGCAGAACGCATAGCAATTTCTGTGTTATCAGTGCTGGCTTTTTCATTGTCTGTTTTAAAGATCTTTGTACTTTGGCTAGCTGTACCGCCAGCGGTCATACAAACCTTCCCGTAAGCATCTGATTTAGCCTTATGATCAGCCATGGCCATATCATAACTAACACCCGTACCTGTTGCATATACAGCATTATTACTAACGGGTAATTCGTACATCCATTTAGGAGCCTTATCAATTGCATTTTCCACATATTTTTCTTGTCGCTGACGTTCAGCATCCGCACGACGTTCATATGCGTCTTGTGTAGATCCAAACCATTGTGCACTAGCATTGGTTGCAATTAGTGCAAGAACAGAAGTTGCCAAAAGAGTTTTAAAAGTAGTTTTCATAATTTGCCTTATTTGTTAAGTTCAACAGAAGATTTAGTAATTTTTTCATGCGTCCAGTCGGACGCACCTTTAATATCTGAACCTAGTCCAGATACCGTACTACAACCGGAAAGTAAAAATATTGTCAGAAACAAACCGATAATACATAGCCATAACATGTTTTTTAAAAAATATGGATTTTTCATTTTGCCAACTCCGTACTCTGTGTTTTAACTGTGTCTACGCCTTTGTCTAACATCCTAGCGATACCGCTGAATCCAACAGTAGCCAGGATCAATCCAAAGATTGTGCCTGCTATAAATGCCTTCATATCTACCTCTCTGTGTGTGAAAATTATATTATACATTAAAAATGACATTTGTCAACCTACCATTTGTCCACTACCAACCAGTTTGTGTCCGAATTTTCAATTTGACATATTACACCGTTATAGCTTCTCAAATCTCTATCTACAACCAAGTGTTCTTGAAACAATCGGCAACGACTGTTATGATATTTGAAATATTGTTTGATTGGGCTAGGTCCTACTTCCATTTCCAAAATAGTGTCACCTTTACGCACTTGACGAGCAACAACTTCGCCTTCTCGACAGGTAGTTACACTTTCTGTTTTAAATCTGCCAGGTAAGTCCATAAGAAGATTCCGTCGAGCACGTTCTCTAGCGTAATAACACAAGCTCTCAGTGTTCTCAAGACCTTTTTCAAATTCTTTTAAATGATGGTTAACTCCGTCGACAGCGATATCAAACTCAACTGTGCATGTATCCATACCTTTAGTTTTGACTAAGTTGACGATTGGACCGACATTATGTTCGTTAGCCAGTTGACTTGCACTCTTGACATTACAGTCAGCAAATGCAATAGAACTTGACAATAGTGATGCTAATAATATTAGTTTCATGATTGTTCACAACTGTAAGTATACCACCAAATGGTAGCTTTGAGTCTGCTGTTATAGGCACGCTCGCCTGCTTCTAATTGATTAGGATCTTCTTTAAAATTTTTAACAGATTGGATATAACGTAACTGTTTTAATTGATCTTCTTTTTGATCACAACTTGGCTCGAATTCTTTGAGTTCTTGATACGATAAAATGTATTCAAAATTTTTAATATCATTAGTCTGTGTAACTGGTGTACTATTCGAACCACCCGAGAATATTACAAAAAATAAACAAAGTATTGCAATTCCAAATAAGAACCTTAATACCGGCATGAACAATGCCAGTAAGCAAATGCCTATAATAAACGCTAACATATCATACTTTCTATCAGTTACGATATTAGTATTATACTGTCATTATTGATATTTGTCATCCAATTCGACGCTCAAAAGTCCAGCAATAGTTTGGAACTTATTCCAGGCTATTTTGGCAGCAGGATTATTTTCCAATTCGCTATTTGGCAATACAGCTTCTAACCAAATTTCTGGACGGCGAGCAGGATGTGCGCCAAACTTGCGTGGCTGGTGCAGTTTCCCAGTTTCCCAAAGTTCAATACTTACACTACGAAAACGATCTTCGTCTTCGGGTGGGTAGTTAGCCCATTCTGGATTGGAAAACGGACTACGTCCATGATACCCTAGCCAAATGCCCGACCACTGGGCATCATCGTGCGGATCAAAATCTGTGCGAGCAATGATAATGAGAACATCATCAATGTTCACCACACCATCGACAATATCTCTTACACAACGGCTATAACTAAGTCCAATTTTCATTTTATCTTCCTGTGGTTGTGCGAGTAACCTGCGGCCCTGCACTTTCAAAATCCATGCCGGCGCTACGACCTTCATAGATTTTACCATTCCACTTCATACTGATTTTTACTGCTTTATTAACAATAACATTTAAGATGTTATGCTCTTCAAAATCTTGAACTACTGCTTCTGTCAATTTGGCACTTTTAGACATTTTAATTTGACAAGTATCGCCGTGTCTGATAATTGTTGTCATTTTACGATCCTAATGTAACTGATACACTTTTAATGCTGTCCCATCTAAAACTACGCCAAGAATCAGCATCTAAATCAAATACTGGCATAGCATCGTCATTTACTTTACGTTCTCGTTTAGATTCTACAGTAGCAGGATCTTTAAACATAATATAAGTAGGATTGGTAGTGCAACGCATAACACGCTCACTACCATCCTTTTTAGTAAAAGTTACTGTGACTTTTTCTCTTTTTAAAACGCCCTTAAACCAGCGTTTGAATTTAGACATGTCATCTTCATTGAGTGGCATTAAGTTTGTCCTCTAACTCTTTGATATGATTTTGTAAAAAATCTATATGATCAGCAACCTTAAGTAACAGCTCTTGTAAGTTAGCTGCTGTGTTTCTAATCATATCGCTGTGTGTAAGCGGTGTTGTATTTTCAGTTGTCATTTAAATCTCCAATAAAATGTCGGGGTCCCAGCCACTGTCTTCACTGTAGCCATCTGATTCATAACCACGTGGGTTACATACTACTCTAGTTTCACCAATTACATAGTCAAACGGGTGATGAGTGTGTCCATGTGTCCATAGAACAATTTGTGGGTGGTCTAAAATAAACTCACTCAAGTCACTACTGTAGCCACCGTTCATTAGTGTTTGATCTTTATATATTTCGTGAACACTTTGGAAGCTGGGACTGTGGTGTCCGACTACAACACATTTCTTATCTTTATTTTGGTCAAGGATAAGTTTAATGTATTGTAAAGTCTTGTCATGCCGAACTGCAACATCCAACGCACTCATAGGAGCATAGCTTCTATAGTCGTTACGGATAATACGAAAGTCGTTCATCATTCCTTCAATGGCATGCATGGTCAGCGGATCACGCTTGTTCATGTCAGTCCAAAGTGTTCCACCCACAAACACTACATCGTCGATAATCTTAGTGTCCTGTTCCAACATATAGATGTTAGGGAACTTGGCAACTTCGTCACGCATATAATCGATGCCAGCATAGAACTTGCCATTGTAGAATTCGTGATTGCCCATGATGTAGATTACATGGGGAAACTGAAAACTACAACGCTTCAAAAAGTCACGGAACCTTTGAGCACGTTCTTGTCTACGACCCAATCCGGTACCTGCGGCAATAGCCCGTTGATCACTAGTATTAACGAGCTCAGGATGATCGTGGAGATCCTGGGCGATCATAATATCGCCTCCTAAGATCAACACGTCATAGTTGTTGTCGTTCTGAATGTTGATGTCACTGAACTCTAAATGGAGATCAGAGACTAGTTTGATTCTCATTTTATTCCTCGTTTATTTCTTCTCCGAACTCGTATTGTACACTAGGAGTAGACTGTTTGTCAAGCCATTTTTTAACATCTTCTGTTGTATATTCGCCACGGTCGCACTTGTCTATAAACTCTCGTAGCATTTTGTTCATCCAATCATTGAACGTCATATTTTCTGCATGAGCTTGTTTAAAAGCAAACATAAGCAGGTCGTCTGGCAAGTCTAAAGGAACGCTAATATCTGTGCTGTAGTCTTCACCTGTCTTGATTGCTAGACACTTTGAGATAAAGTCATCGTCCACTTCCAAATCTACATACTCGACATCGTCCCATGCTTCGTTTATATTGACTCCACGAGCTTCGGATTCTTTAAGATGTTTTGTTTGCTTGTTTTCCACAATCATGCGATAAGCACGATCGTTGGTATAGTCGCATACTGTTACTTCGTAGACTTTTTGTGTTTTGGTGCTGAATACAATATTGAAACTGTACCCGCCTTTACCGTGAACACCATTCCAACTACTCAGTTGATAAGCATTAGGTCCGTAGCAACGCCAACAAAAATCACTACCTTCAGTGATCTTATAGTCGACCAATTCCATCCATTCTTTCATTGTAATCATTCTGTTTCCTTTGCTAAGTATTCATCTTCAGGAGTATCAAAATCTTCACCGCCATGCTCTACGCATACAGTCTTAATCCATCCACCAGGTGTTTGTGTTCCTGGCTTACCACATTCTTCACAAGTAACGCCTGACATTGATTCCGCCATAGTAACCATACCGCGGATATAATCATCTCCGCCTATGTAGTAGAAACGTAGTGTACCAAACTTTTCTTTTACCTGATCTAGTATTACTTGCGGAATAGGTTCGGGAATCGCTATAGGGTACCGATCGATAAGCTCTTGTCTACGCTTTTCTTTATACTCTTGGTTAATCATGTCTTTGTACTCTTCGTCAAACAGAGTAGAGTCTCCAGCTTTGAGCTGTTCAGACATCCGGTTAAATTTGATAGCAACTTCACGTTGATGTTCCTTCCAATCAAT